ACTTGTAACACAACTCCAAGCAAACACATTTCATTTAGTTGGTATGACGCAAGTACTGCTACATCAACTTTAATTGTTAGCGAACAAGTTTTATCAGCAAGAACAACATTAACGCTTATTTCAGACACACAATATTTTGTGATGGAAGAAGGTGATTATTTAACCACTACTTCTGAGGCTGGCTCAACAATGTCTGTACTTGCAACATTTGAAATTGAAGGGTCACAGAGAACATGACTTACTTAGAACTTGTTAACGATGTGTTAGTTCGCTTGCGTGAAAGCACAGTATCTACTGTTGGCGAAACAACCTATTCTTCTTTGATTGGCAAGTTTGTCAATGATGCAAAGCGTCAAATTGAGGATTCTTTTAATTGGAATGTTCTTAGCACGACAGTGACTATCACAACTACTGCGAACACACACGCTTATTCAATGACGGGTGCGGGTCAAAAGTTCCAAGTTAACGATGCTATTAACTCAACAAGTTTTATAGGTTTAAAAAATATCAGTTTTGTGGACATGAACCGCAAATTGAATTTTGGCACTCCATCAACTGGCATACCTTCTGAGTTTACCTTTGATGGTGTTGATGGTAGTGGAGATACAAAAGTAGAGTTATTTCCAATTCCTAATGGTGTCTATACAATCATGTTTGACTTGGCTATACCTCAAGCGGCTCTTTCATCAGACGCTACATCCGTCAAAGTTTTAGATTATTTGGTTGCCCAAAGTGCTTATGCAAGGGCTTTGATTGAGCGTGGTGAAGATGGAGGAACTGCCTCTTCTGAAGCCTATGCTCTTTTCCGTGGAATGCTCTCGGATGCCATTGCACTTGAAGGCACTCGCTATGTTGAAAACAACTTTGAACCCGTGTAATGTCTAAGCCTCTACAAAGTTACAGTCTCTCAGCACCAGGTTTTTACGGTCTGAATACTGAAGACTCGCCTCTTGATTTGGGGGCTGGATTTGCTTTGGTTGCAACTAACTGTATCTTGGATCAGTATGGACGTATTGGTGCTAGGAAAGGTTGGACAAGAGTTAACTCTTCCTCTGGCGATTTAGGTGCTAATGATGTTGGTGTAATCCATGAGTTAGTACAGACTGACGGGACTCTTACAGTTCTGTTTGCTGGCAACAATAAGATATTTAAACTCGGCACTTCTAATGCGGTGACTGAGTTGACCTATGGTGGTGGCGGTACTGCTCCTACTATCACGGCATCTAACTGGCAATGTTGTTCTTTGAATGGCATTGCATACTTCTTTCAAACAGGCCACGATCCTTTGATTTATGACCCCGCAGTAAGTACAACTACTTATCGCAGAGTGTCAGAGAAAACTGGTTATGTTGCTACAGTTCCTCAAGCCAACATTGCTATTTCAGCATTTGGTCGCTTGTGGGTGGCTAATACGTCAACTGATAAAGTAACAGTTACCTTCTCTGATCTGATTGCAGGTCATGTATGGGGTGGTGGCACTTCAGGCTCACTCGATGTTTCACGGGTCTGGCCCAATGGTGCTGATGAGGTCATGGGCTTGGCAGCGCACAATGATTTCTTGTTTATCTTTGGTAAACGACAGATTCTTGTCTACTCTGGTGCTTCTACACCCGCATCCATCGTTTTAAGCGACACAATTGGCTCTATTGGGTGTATTGCTAGAGATACCATTCAAAGCGTTGGTTCTGACGTTATTTTCTTGTCAGACTCAGGTGTTCGTTCATTGATGAGAACTATTCAAGAGAAGTCTGCACCTCTAAGAGATTTATCTAAGAACGTGCGTTTTGACCTCAATTCATCATTGGCAAGCGAAACATTAGCTAACTTAAAATCTGTTTACTCAGAAAAAGAAGCCTTTTATCTGCTTGTTCTGCCAGCTACTTTTCAAGTTTACTGTTTTGATACCAAACAATCTTTGCAAGATGGTGCTTCCCGTGTTACTAAGTGGGACTCTATTGCGCCTACTGCCTTGCGCTCATTACGCAATGGCGACTTATACATTGGTAAAAATGGGTATATCGGCAAGTATGGTGGTTATTTAGATGACACATCGACTTACCGATTTGCTTATTACACCAACAATGCTGACCTTGGTAATCCTAATCAAATTTCTGTTTTAAAGACTATTTCAGCCATTGTGATCGGTGGATCAAATCAGTACTTAACGATTAAATGGGGCTTTGACTATTCTGGTGCTTATCAGGCTCAAAACATCTATATTCCTACTCAAGTAAGTTATGAATATGGAACTGCTGAATACAACGTGGCTGAGTACACAAGTGGTATTCCAATTAAGACATTGAGAGCAAACGCATCTAGTGCGGGAAAGATTGTCCAGACAGGTTATGAGACAACGATTAATGGCACACAACTATCCCTTCAAAAGATTGAAATTCAAGCCAAAGATGGCAAATTAGGCTAAGAGGTAAACCATGTCAAATTACACTAAGACCACAAACTTTGCGACCAAGGACAATCTAAGTCCAGGCAATCCCTTAAAGATTGTCAAAGGTACTGAGATTGATACCGAGTACAACAACATTGCTACTGCTGTTGCAACAAAGACAGATAACTCTGCTGCCGCAATTACTGGTGGAACAATCACAGGCATCACCGATCTAGCTGTGGCTGATGGCGGTACAGGTGCTTCTACAGCCGCAGGTGCGTTAAATAACCTCTTGCCTAGCCAAACCTCTGCCGCTAACAAGTATCTTCAAAGCGATGGAACTAATGCTTCTTGGGATGCAGTAAGTCTTTCTACGTCTGACATTACTGGCACTTTGCCCGTAGCAAATGGTGGTACTGGCGTAACCACAAGCACAGGCACAACTAATGTAGTGTTGTCAAACTCGCCAACATTGGTGACTCCCGCCCTTGGAACACCGAGTGCCGCAGTCTTAACAAATGCTACGGGTCTGCCGATCTCAACAGGTGTAAGTGGTTTGGGTACTAATGTAGCTACTCTTTTAGCAACACCTTCTAGTGCCAATTTAGCCTCTGCGATTACTGATGAAACAGGTTCTGGCTCATTGGTGTTTGCCACCTCTCCTACCCTAGTAACTCCCATTCTTGGAACTCCTACTAGCGGCACTTTAACGAATGCTACTGGCTTGCCTATCAGCACAGGCGTTTCAGGTCTTGGAACAGGCGTAGCAACCTTTCTAGCGACTCCATCAAGTGCCAATCTAATCTCTGCTGTAACAGATGAAACTGGCACAGGTTCGTTAGTTTTTGCAACAAGCCCAACATTGGTAACACCCGCATTGGGAACACCATCTGCATTGGTTGGCACAAATATCACGGGTACTGCTTCGGGTTTGACAGCAGGTAACGTCACTACTAACGCCAATCTAACTGGTGCAGTTACCTCTAGCGGAAATGCTACTTCTCTTGGATCATTTAGTTCTGCCAACCTTGCTGGTGCTTTGACTGATGAAACAGGAACAGGATCGGCAGTATTCGCTACTTCTCCAACTCTGATAACACCCGCACTTGGAACACCGTCTGCATTGGTTGGAACAAATATTACTGGAACTGCAATTGCATTTACAGCAAGTAATGTTACGACAAATGCTAACTTGACGGGTGCTGTTACCTCAGTAGGAAATGCAACCTCATTAGGTTCTTTTACTTCTGCTCAACTTTTATCGGCTTTAACTGATGAAACTGGAACTGGTGTAAACGTATTTGCTACCTCGCCTACTTTGGTTACACCTATTCTTGGAACTCCAACAAGTGCAACATTAACCAATGCTACAGGCTTGCCTTTGTCTACAGGGGTGACGGGTACTTTACCAGTAGCGAATGGTGGTACAGGTCAAACCTCTTATACCGATGGTCAACTATTAATTGGTAACAGCACAGGTAACACGCTGACCAAAGCTACTCTAACTGCGGGAACAAACGTCACGATTACTAACGCTGCGGGTGCAATTACGATTGCGGCTTCTGGTGGTGGTGCTTCTGCCGCTACGCCTACTGCATTGGGTACTGTGTATGGCATTACACCATCTGGAACTGCGGCTGTTGCCGTAGGTTATCAAGCGGCAGATACAACTACTTCTGCACTTGGTGTAACTGCTATAGGTTATCAAGCACTTAAATCCAATACATCAGGTTATGTAACTGCTGTAGGTTCTCAAGCATTAGTTAGCAATACGTCTGGTGTTAATTTAGTTGCAGTTGGACGAGAAGCATTGCGATCTAACACTACAGGAAATGCAAACGTATCTACTGGAAAAGATTCGCTTTACTCTAATACCACGGGTAGCAACAACACGGCCAAGGGGTATGAGGCATTGTTCAGTAACACCACAGGTTCATACAACACAGGTATTGGTATGGATGCACTTGTTCTCAACACAACAGCATCTAATCAAACTGCTGTAGGTTATCAGGCAGGTTATAGCCAAACTACAGGCGGTGCTGGTGCAGGATACAACGCTTTTATTGGATGGAAATCAGGATACTTATCAACTGGATATATTAATGCATTTTTAGGTGCTGATTCTGGTAGTGCAATGACCACTGGTGCTAAAAATACCATCATTGGTTCTTACACAGGTAATCAAGGTGGCCTAGACATTCGCACAGCAAGCAACTACATCGTGCTGTCTGATGGGGATGGGAATCCAAGGGGTATCTTTGATGGCTCTGGCAATTTTGGTGTAGGGATGACAATGGCAACACGAAGATTAGCTGTAAAGCAGTCAACAACAGAATGGATTGCGGAGTTTCAACAAACCAACGCATCTGTTGCTGGTGGTGGCCTTATTTTAAATTATACAGCTGCTTCTCCAAATAGTACTGGCGCAGAATTTTTATATTGCAGTGATAGTACAGCTAACAGAATGATTGTTCGTTCTAATGGTGGTATTGCTAACTACAGCGCAAACAATGTAAATCTTTCTGACCGCAGAGAGAAAACAAACTTTTCCCCTGCCACTTCTTACCTTGACAAGATTTGTGCAATCCCCGTTCAGACCTTTAACTACATCGACCAAAACATGGAAGATGATGGTGGTCTGACATTGGGTGTTGTCGCTCAAGATGTTCAAGCGGTTGCACCAGAATTGGTTATGGAAAGCAACTGGGCGGGTAAAGATGAAGAACCCAAGATGCGATTGTCAATTTACCAAACAGACTTGCAGTATGCGTTGATGAAGGCTTTGCAAGAACTGAAAGCTGAGTTTGACGCTTACAAAGCATCACATCCATAAGGACTAACATGATTGAACTTACAGAACAAGAGCAAATTGCCAAAGACTACTCTGCCGCAATGGACAGCGTAAACCTAATCAATGGTAGAAAACCTACCATGATGACTGATGCCGAATGGACTGATTGCTTATCACGCAACAAAGAGCATTTGAGAATCATGTTGGCTAAAGACTTCTGGACAACAGAAGACCTTGCACCATTGCAATCAGCATCCGCATGAACTTAAAACAAGTTCCGAAAGAATTGGAGTAAAGAATCATGGCTATAAGTAACCAACAAATTATAGATTTCCTAACCGCTAATCCTAACCTTAGTGATGCTCAGATTGCTACGGCAATGCAAGAATATAGCGTTACTCCTGCTCAAATGGCTCAAGCTGTTGGTTTGCCAGTAGAAGTTATACGAGAGCGATATGTTGCAGTTGCTCCCAAAACTGAAACTGCTGAAAACATCAATAAATTAGCTAGTCAGATTCTTTCACAAGGAACAACTGAGGCGTGGACAGGTAGATTGCCTCCTGAAAAAGCCGCTTTGTATATGGCGAGTGATTTGGCTAAGAGTGGTGTTACCAACATTGAACAAATTACCAAGACTGATAGTGGGATCGTTAACGCCATGACAGGAGAGAAGTTAGTCTCTGGTTATGGTGAAAGAACTGGTGGAAACCTTTGGTCTGGATCATACGAAGGTAAGGGTAATACTGGTTTTGGTGTTAACTTTGATGCACAAGGTAAGCCTATTTTTTATACACAGGGCGCATCTTCTAGCACTCTAAAGAATGACATTCTTAAACTAGCGGCTGTGGCGGGTGCGGCTTATGGCCTTACTGGTGGCTTTGAGGGTTTATTTGGTGGTGCGGCGGGTACAACTGGAGCAGGACTAACGGCGGCAGAAACTGCGGCGGGAACTATTGCAGGAACTGTTGGCACTACTGGCATGACGATGGCTGAGTTGGCTCAATTAGACTTAGCATTGGGTGGCGCGGGTGGAACTCTTGGGGCTGAAACTTTAGCTGCGGCCTTAACTTCTGGTGCGTTAGTGCCTACCTTGGCAAATTTAACTGGTGGTAGCGGATTATTAACTAGTGCCCCAATAACAGCAGAGTCTGTAGCGGCAAAATTAGCCGCTGATTCGTTGCTTTCTCCGACAACTATTGCTCCTCCGATAACAACGCCAACCACAACTGTACCTCCTACAGGTGTACCCCCTGTTATTCCTCCTATAATTCCCCCTACAGGCACACCTACTGTAATTCCTCCGCTTGCAAAAGCATTGATTCCAGCGGCTGTTTCTGGTCTTTTGACTCCCTCAAGTACTGGTAATTTGATTACTGCTGGAGCAACTACTGCCGCAGGTCTTCTCCAACAACAAACTTCTAAAGAAGCGGCTCTTGCGACTCAACAACGCATTGATGCTGAGACAGCCGCTGCTAAACAATCTGCGGCTTTCCGTCCTATTGGGATGACTACTAGGTTCGGTACTTCTCAGTTTGCTATTGATCCAGTAACAGGGCAACTCACAAGTGCGGGATACACATTAAGCCCTGAAGCTAAGAATGCCCAAGATAGATTTATTACTTTAGCGGGTCAAGGTTTGACACAAGCTGAAGGCGCACAGGCTCAGTTTGCTCCTTTGCAAACAGGCGCACAGAGTTTGTTTAGCCTTGGTAATCAGTACTTGGCTAAATCTCCACAAGATGTTGCTCAGAACTATCTCAATCAGCAGATGGCTTTGTTGCAACCAGGCAGAGAGTTAGAGTTAGCTACTCTGCAAAACAAACTACAGCAACAAGGCCGTGGCGGTCTTTCTGTGGCTCAAGGCGGCACTTATGGGGCTACTACTCCTGAGTTACAGGCTTTATATAACGCCAGAGCACAACAAGAAGCACTATTGGCGGCTAATGCCCAACAAGCAGGTCAGAAAGATGTGTTGTTTGGTGCGGGATTGCTTGGTCAGGGAACTACTGCGATGGGTAACTACTATGCGGGTCAAACAGCCGCCTATTCACCTTACACGACTGCAATGGATCAAGTAAAAGCCCTAGAGACCCTTGGTCAACAACCATATACGTTAAGTACTGGTCTTGCTGAGAAGGCTTCAGCAGCGGGTGCAAATGTTGGAAAACTTGGTTTAACAGGTGCGCAACTAAGCACTAATTTAGCAACAGGTGCTGCCGCTACCACAAATCCATATTCAACAGCATTAAGTGGTTTGGCTTCTAACCCTGCTTTTAGTCAATTATTGAGTGGACTGTTCAATACGACAGCACCAGTAAACGCTCTAAATTCTTCAGCCTATGGGCCAGGAGATGCTGGATTCCAAAATATGCTTAATGACATTTACGGATAAGGAAACATCATGGCAGACAATATCGTAGCTGGTCTTTTTGGACTAAATCCACAAATGTATGGTGAGCAACAGCGTGTTGGTGCTTTGCAAGAAGGTATTAACCTTGCTCAACTAGACCCTGCGGCTCGTGGTGCGGCTTTAACCTATGCGGGTGCTAAAGGTCTTGGTGGTGCTATTGCGGGTGCTATGGGCGTAGAAGACCCACAATTGAAAATGATTACTCAACAATCTCAATTGTTGCAAGGCTTGAACTTGCGTGATCCTCAGTCTTTAACTAACGCAGCACAACAAGCAAGCCAAATGGGGAATATTCCTCTAGCTATGAAACTGATTGAGTTGTCAGATGTGGCTCAATCAAATCTTATGAAAATGCAAGCACAACAAGAAGTCTTGCAAGCAAGACAACTTTCACAGCAAGCATTTCAGCCAGGCACTCCTGAAAGACCGCAAATGTTGGATGTGCAAGAGCGTCAACAAATGGCTGACCAAGGCACTCCAATGCCTGAGAGCTTTGCAGGTACTGCACCAAGTTATGACGTAAATAGGGTTCAATCACGTTTACTTCAGACCACTGCTGGTCGTGCTGAGTTGGAAAGCATTTATAAAGCCCAAGAAGCCGCCGCCAAGACCGCTAAACTGGCTGCAGAAGCTATTACTCA